GTTATCTGATCTGCAAAAACAGCTGGTATCACTAGGATGAGATTTTTTGAATTTTCCGGCAGCGAAGCTAACGATCAAGACAGATTCATGATCGTGCTTCGTAACTACATCGGCAGAGCCGCCAGTAAGAAAGCACCTGCCAAATTAAATTGGGCCGGATTAAATAAAGTTCTTCAGACCAATGGTTTTGAATTGACCGCAGATTATGAAACTTTCAAATCTATGTATGATTCCAGTCCAGCGATACAGAATATGGTTAAGAATTTCAATGCAGATGGTATTGAGCTCAATGTCCCCGGAGCTCCGGATTCGAACGCAGAAAAAGAACCTACACAGGGCACAGGTCAAGACAGCGAACAGGCAGTGGCCAAAATAGCAGCTTCTGCAGCCCCACAACAACTAGCTCAAAGTCAAGCTGGCATCCAGGCTTGACAATCTAAAAAAAATTCTGTAATATATACAGAATGATCAATCAATATACCCCTCCACCATTTATTCAAAAATTTGAATACAAAAACTGTACACAGGTCAATGACCCTGTTACTCGTAAGCGTGTTTACCTTACTCCAGACGGAGAAAGTCTTCCTTCGGTGACTACCATACTCAGTGCTACTAAAGATATGACAGCATTGAACGAATGGAAGAAACGAGTAGGGGAAGAAAAAGCAAAACAGATAACAACAGAAGCTGCAGGTGTAGGCACTGCTATGCATAGTAATCTTGAAAGATTTATAGCAGGACTGCAAAGACAACCTGGTAACAATCCTGTACACGTACAGGCTAATAAAATGGCCGACGTTATCATAGAACAAGGACTCAGCAAGGTAAATGAAGTTTGGGCGATGGAACAGAGTTTATACTTTCCAGGGCTATTCTCAGGTACAACTGACTTGGTAGGTGTCTACAACGGCGAACCGGCAGTGATGGATTACAAACAGACCAACAAGCCTAAAAAAGAAGAATGGGTTGAAGATTATAAAATTCAATTAACTGCTTACATTATGGCTCACAACGAAGTCTACGGAACGGACATACGTAGAGGCATTGTTTTTATGTGTTCTAGAAATTGTGAATATCAGCAGTTTGATCTACAGCCCAGCGATTACAGCAAGTACGAAGATCTTTGGCTAGCGAAGGTGGAAGAGTATTACGCCTTAGGCAGATAAATACCCTAACAAGGGTATATTCAAATGGCCGTCATTCAGATATCAAAAATACAACATCGCCGCGGATTAAAAAATAATAACGCAGGCATTCCACAGCTAAGTGCAGCAGAAATAGCGTGGGCCATAGATACACAAGAACTTTATATCGGTAACGGATCAGTAGCCGACGGTGCACCTTACGTAGGTAACACCAAGATACTTACCGAACACGATAATATATTAGAGCTAGCTAATAGCTATAGGTTCGCATTCAATGACCCCTCGATCAGTCTAAGCGTCCCTAGAGGCCTTCAGAATAAATTAGACGAATATGTCAGTATTTTTGACTTTGGTGCGGTTCCTGATGGATCTACAGATTCTACAACGTTTTTTGAAAATGCATTTAATCAACTGTTTAGAAACGCAGATCCTAAATTTAAAAAAACTCTTTTCATACCTAACGGCAGTTATCTGTTCAGTGACAATCTTAGGATTCCTTCAAATGCCAGAATCAAAGGCGAAAGTATAGAAGGAGTATCGTTGAATATAGGCGATTTCAATATACTATTAATTTCCGAAGACGGCACAGAAGTAGCACAGTTTCAAGACACTGACAGACCACTGAATATAGAAATATCAAATTTAACAATCAGACACGATTCAGGTCAACTCGTTATCACAGGTTTAAAAGACAGCACCTTTGACAGCGTTAAATTTTTATCAGACTTTGAACTTACTGCTGCTACATTTACAAATTCAGAATTAGAAAATTCTAATGCCAGCGTTTATTGGGAAAACGATCTAGCCGGAACTAAAGTTGATAATATCGCATTCAACAATTGCAAATTTGAATCAACTAAAGTCGCTATACGATGCCGTCAAGAAGATATTTTTGAAACTTCGATAACCCTAGACGGATGTTCGTTTTTAGAAAATGCAACTTCGATATTGTTAACTGGTGTAGAAAATCAAAAAAATAGTTGGACTGTAAAAAATTCTAAATTTCAAGAAGTTGCTAATCAAGCCCTATATATCGCTCACGGAACCGGTACAGTAATTAGAAATTGTCATTTTGTTGACTGCGGTAACGGGATAGGTAATGATGCTACCCCAACTGATTCATTTATTATATTTGGACAAAGTGCTGACAATATCGTAATCGACTGCAGAACAGACAGACTTCAGCAATACAATCTAACAGCACTAGATACGAGAGCAGCATATGGTGAAGTTCAAAACGCTAATCTAGTTAAATTTTCTAATTCTATAGCTTCTATCGTTTATAGAAGCGACACATTTAGACCTTTATTGGCTCTATCTGCCCTAAATCGATATCACGTGATCGATTACACAGTTACACTTAACGAACAATACAACAGACACGGAACATTATATTTGACCGTAGATGAATCACAGGATGCTGTGGCTATCACGGACAGTTATCAATATTCTTCATCTTTAATCACAGACCCGGGAGGTGCCATGATGACAAATTTTGAATTCGGAGCTGAACTCAAAACTAATAGAGGCGACAGCGCGAAAGAGACTATTATTTTAACTTATAAGAATCCAATCGCCACTGGTGCTGATGGCAACATCACTTTGTTTGTGAATTACGGTGTTTGATGCACACGGCATAGACAGATTAACAAAATGGAAAGAGTTTAGAAATACGCTAGAAGTCTTAGACGATCCTTTACAGGCCGTGGTAGACTTTTGGAATAAAGCTCCCTTTGTTAGTCCGTATCTGAATCCCCAAACTCCAAAATCTTGGCCCGATCCTTGGCATCTAGTTCTTGATGAAAAACTAGATAATCTTGCTATCTGTCTTGGAATGCTGTATACTTTGAAGTTAACACAGCGGTTTATGGATTCGGTTTGCGAGATACATATGTCTATGTTATCGAAAGACAGCGAACACAGATACTTTCTAGTTATAGACGACAAAGTCTTAAATTATGAATACGGAGAGATCCTAAGTGCAGACTGTCTTTCCGAAATCAAAACCAGCATATTGCTGTCAGTCAAAACCCTACCATAAATAGCAAACAGGAAATAATAAATGTCGATTACAGTAATTAAAAGAGATGGAAAGAAAGAATCTTTAACAATTGAAAAATGGCAGGCGCAGGTAGCGAAAGTTTGTAGCGGAATAGCAGACGTCAGCCAGTCAATGATTGAAATAAAAGCACAACCACATTTTTATGACGGCATCACCACGAGAGAAATCGATGGCATAACTCTTAGAGCTATTGTAGATCTTATTGATGTTGAAAACAATCCCGATGTAGGACATACAAATTATCAATATGTCGCAGGCAAGCAACGTCTTTCGATGTTACGCAAAGATGTATATGGTAGTTACGAAGTTCCTCGCCTCTACGACATCGTAAAGAAGAATGTTGAAGTTGGTCTTTATACTCCGGAACTTCTTGAATGGTATTCAGAAGACGATTGGAATAAGATGGATGATATGTTGGATCATTCTAAAGATGAAGAATATGGTTATGCCAGCATTGAGCAGTTGATTGAAAAATATTTGGTACGCAACCGTGCGACAAAGGAAATTTATGAGACACCACAAGTTCGTTATATGGTTGCTGCCGCGACTGTGTTCCATAAAGAAGAACCTAATGCAGCCCGTATGCGTTACATCAAAGAGTACTACAACTGTGCTTCAGATGGTTTGTTTACTCTTGCTACTCCTGTGTTGGCTGGGCTTGGGACTCCTACTAAACAGTTTTCTAGTTGTGTTCTTATCCGCAGTGACGACGATTTGGATAGCATATTTGCTAGTGGGGAGATGATGGCCAAGTATGCCAGCAAACGTGCAGGCATTGGTTTAGAAATTGGACGCTTACGTCCATTGGGCAGTCCTATACGTGGTGGTGAAATCATGCACACTGGTATGATTCCTTTTTTAAAGAAGTGGTTTGGTGACTTACGTTCTTGCTCACAAGGCGGCATTAGAAATGCTAGTGCTACAGTGTTTTATCCTATTTGGCATCATCAGTTTGACGACCTTATTGTTCTTAAGAACAATCAAGGAACTGAAGAAACTCGTGTTAGACACATGGACTACGGAGTGGTCTTATCAGCTTTCTTTTGGCGTAGGTTTAAAAACAAAGAAAATATTACTTTCTTTGATCCTAACGAAGTGCCTGATCTTTACGAAGCATTTTACAAAGACACTAAACTATTCGAAGAACTGTATGTAAAATATGAGAAACAATCAGGACTGAGAAAAAAATCTATCTCAGCCGAAGAAGTTTTCAAGGGTGGTATACTGAAGGAGCGCACAGACACTGGTCGTATCTATTTGGTCTTTATCGATAATGTTATCGATCAAGGACCTTTTAATCCTGAATATCACGCGATATATCAGAGTAACTTGTGCTGTGAGATTCTATTACCCACACGTCCCTTTAAAAGACTTGACGATGCTGATGGTCGCATAGCGTTATGTACACTGGGATCTCTCAACTGGGGTGCGTTCCGGAACCCAGAAGATATGCGTAGGGCCGCAAGGATTCTACAGCGTAGCTTGTGTAACATCCTTGATTATCAAGACTTCTTATCGATACAGAGCAAACTCAGTAACGATGAGATACAGCCACTGGGCATAGGAGTGACCAATCTAGCCTACTGGCACGCCAAACGTGGTCTGAAATATGGAGAAGCTGATGCTCTAGCCGAAGTAAAATCTTGGATGGAACACCAGGCATTTTATCTAACCGAAGCCACAGTAGAGCTGGCAAAAGAACGAGGGGCTTGCGTAGACAGTGCCAAAACTCGTTACGGACAGGGAATCTTTCCTTGGGAACTTCGAGCCAACGGTGTTAATGAACTTGCTGACTTTACTCCTGAACTCGATTGGGAACATTTACGTGAGGAGATGAAGCAATATGGTGTACGAAATGCTACTCTTATGGCTATCGCTCCAGTTGAGTCTAGTAGTGTTGTTATTAATTCTACAAATGGCATTGAAATGCCTATGAGTCTTATATCAACTAAAGAAAGCAAGGCCGGAAGTTTTACACAGGTAGTTCCAGAATATAATCGATTAAAAAACAAATATCAACTTATGTGGGAACAAACTGACTGTGCAGGATATTTAAAGACTGCTGCTGTCTTAGCTGCATATGTTGATCAAAGTATTTCAACAAACACTTTCTACAACCCTGCACATTTTCCAGATCGTAAGGTTTCTACTACATTAATTGTTAAAAATCTTATGCAGGCACATAAGTGGGGTATCAAAACTTTTTACTATAGTTTGATCAACAAGGCAGGAAGCAAAACATCTAATGAACCCGCCGAAGAATTAATTCAAATGAACGGATTTCACCCAGAAGAAGAAATAGAAGATTGCGAAGCGTGTAAATTATAATTATGAGCAAACAACAATATAACCTATCAACCAAAACCGATTACTCAAATCGTAAGATGTTTCTAGACCCTGCAGGTCCAGTTACCATTCAACGATTTGAAGAAGTAAAATATAACAAAATTGTAGATTTTGAAAAGACTGCTAGGGGATTCTTTTGGGTGCCTGAAGAGATTAGTCTAACTAAAGATTCACAAGACTTTAAGGATGCATCAGATGCAGTTAAACATATCTTCACCAGTAACCTACTACGTCAAACTGCTCTTGACAGTCTGCAAGGGCGTGGACCAAGTCAGATCTTTACACCAGTCGTGGGCCTGCCAGAATTAGAAGCATTAGTCTACAATTGGACATTCTTCGAAACCAACATTCACAGTCGCAGTTACAGTCACATCATCCGTAACATCTATAACGTGCCTAAGGAAGTGTTCAACACAATCCATGACACTAAAGAAATCGTTGAGATGGCAAGTAGTGTAGGCTATTACTATGATCGATTGCATATGATCAACTGTCGTAAAGAGCTAGGAGAAAAATTTGATGAATTCGAACACATCAAAGCAATCTGGCTAGCACTGAATGCCAGTTACGCTTTAGAGGCATTCCGCTTTATGGTATCATTCGCTACATCGTTAGCAATGGTAGAGAATAAGATCTTTATCGGCAACGGCAACATCATCAGCTTGATCCTACAAGATGAATTACTACACAAAGGATGGACAGCCTACTTGATTAATCAAGTAGTTAAAGAAGATCCTAGATTTGTCAAAGCCAAACAAGAATGCGAACAAGAAGTTTATCAGATGTATTTAGGTGTGATTCGAGAAGAAAAAGAATGGGCTGATTATCTATTCAAGAAAGGCCCTGTCATTGGCTTGAATGCAAACATTTTGAAAGATTTCGTAGATTTTACTGCGGCCAATGCACTGAAAGAAATTGGTATAAAATATTCTTACCCTGCACCTAAAACCAATCCAATTCCTTGGTTCAATAAACACAGCGATACTTCAAAGAAACAAACTGCGTTACAAGAGAACGAATCGACTAATTACATTATAGGTGTTATGGGAGATGCTATAGACTACGAGTCTTTGCCGGAACTATAATTATGTACAAAGCACAGTTTAAAAATAAAAGTCCTTATGAGTCTTGGACTACTATTGGTTCTTATGGAAATGAAGCTGCTGCTATACAGGCGGCATTAAATAGAAAGAATATGGGAGCCTTGTTAGTCAGAGTGACTGATAACAAGGGTTCCGTGATTTATTCAAGTTGAAAGGAAATAAAAATGGAAGTAGTAGTTTGGAGCAAATATAACTGTACCCACTGTGATCAAGCCAAAGCATTATTGGGACAACGTAACATACGATTTGTAGAAAAGAAAATTGGCGACGGATACACCAAAGAAGAATTGCTCGAAGAAGTGCCTACAGCTCGAACAGTACCGCAAATTATCATCAATGGCAATGTAATTGGCGGATTCACAGAATTAAGAAAATATATCGACGAAACCGGATTTAACGGTACCGGGTATTAAAATAGGAAAATAGAATGTTAATTGACAAAGGCGTGGCAATAGGTGAAGTCGTTACTCTAAAACTCACCAGCGGAGAAGAATTAGTAGCAAAGTTAGTAGAAGACGGTCCGATGCATTATAAGCTATCTAAGCCGTTAGTTCTCAGCATGAGTCCTAAGGGTATAGGGATGGTGCCTTATCTTTTTACTGTCAGCCCCGATAAAGAAATTAAAATGAATAAATCAACCGTGGTCGTGATAGAAGCATCTGACAAGGAATTCTCAGATCAATATCTATCAGGGACAACCGGTATAGCGATGAGATAATCAAATGCCAACAGCCATATCTCAATCAATAAAAATAACCAGCGCATCAACATTGACCGCAGTTGGATCTGCTATGTCAGCCGATTCAAAAATAAACATTTACATTGTTAATCAAACAGCGTCTAACGGAAATTTTAGATTAGCTGTTCATACTACTACACCTACCGGAGGAGAATATCTTTACTACGATTTTCCATTGGCCAGCAAAGGCACCTTTATTGCTGCAGATGTATATGTGAAAAATCTTGATATAGTATACGTTTCTTGTCCTGTAGATTGGAGTGCTAGAGTAGACGGAGCAACATTAGCATGAGCAGATATTATAT